TTTTTACTCAGATGGAAGTTATGAAGGAGGTATATGTAGAGAAGAGTATTGTAGCAGAGGATATGAAAAAAAGTTTAAAAATAATGGAGAAAACTGTAAAAGTTTTAAAAAATTGTAGGACCATAAAAAATAAAATAGAGTCATTGGTATTGCTATATTTTATTAAAAAATATAAAAAAATTTTTGAGAAAATTAACTTTTAAAAGGAGCGAGATTATGATTACTACTCAAATGTATAAGATAAATAATGAGATATATCTAAATAATATATGTTTGGAAGAAAATAAGGAAATTACCATATGGGTAGAAAAGAATAACACACATGAACTTATATGGTTAAAAATAGCGAATGTAAATGGCAAGTTAGCTATATTTGTACAAGATATTGAAAATGCTGCAATAAAAGAATGGCAAGGTCGTATAGCATACGAACGAGTGATATCGCAAATAGAAGATGAACAAGTTGAAAAAGGGGAAATAGACTAAAACTTTTAAAGGGTGTGAGCTTATGATACATGAATTAAAAATATTACCTCAATATTTTAAAGAAGTTGTAAATGGGAACAAAAATTTTGAAGTTAGGAAAAATGATAGAGGTTTTAAAAAAGGCGACTTGTTGGTGTTGCAGGAATTTGATGGAGAAAAATACACAGGTCTTGAGATACGCAAAGAAATTACTTATTTACTTGATAATAGCAATTATCTGCAAGATGGGTATGTTGTTTTAGGAATAAAATAAATGTTTTGTGACTAGGAAGTGAGTTTATGAAACGAAGAAGATGCAGTTGGTGTGGCAAATTATTTTATCTTGAGGAAAAATCTAAGGATGTTTATTGTTGTAAGGAATGTAGAAAGAAGGCTAAGAAGGTGAAAAAATGAAAGTTTTTCTTGTAATAGATGGAGAGCCAGTTGGCAAAGAAAGACCTAGAATGAACTCTATAACTAAAAGGACCTATACACCTAATAAAACTAAAAATTACGAGGACCTAATAAAATGGCTATATCAATCTAAAGTTAAACATTACTTTGAAGGTTATATAAAAATGACTTTAAGATGTTACTATTCTATAGCTAAAAGTAACAGTAAAAAAGTTAAAGAGCAGAAAAGAAATAATGTGTTAAGACCTAGCAAGAAACCCGATATTGATAATGTGGTTAAGATTATAGCTGATTCACTAAATGAGATAGCTTATAAAGATGATACACAGATTGTTGAGGTTGTAGCTAGTAAATACTATAGTGATAAGCCAAGGGTTGAGGTTATATTAGAAGATATTATTTAAGGAGGACTATAAATATGAATGAGATTATGACAAATGAAAATTTAAGAGTTGTAGCAGATGATTTAGTTACAGTTTATGAAACTGATACAGGAGAGAAAATAGTTTTTGCAAGAGAACTACATAATAACTTAGAAGTTAAGAGACAGTTTATAGACTGGATTGAAGATAGAATTAAACAATATGGATTTAAGGAAAATGAGGATTATTCAGTTTTTCACAAAAATATGAAAAACTCAACTGGAGGGAGACCTTCAAAAGAATATGTATTGAAGCTTGATGTAGCAAAAGAACTTGCTATGGTACAAAACAATAATAAAGGAAGAGAAATAAGAAGATATTTTATAAGATTAGAAAAGTTACTAAATAGAACCTTATCAAATTCACAGCTTAGTCAAATTAATACTATTGTGAATGAATCATTACTTAAGATGGAAGTTAAACATAATATCCAAATAGAGCAACTTAAAAAAGAGTGTTCAGAATATTATAGACCAACCTCTAAAACTAAATATGATATATCTTCTTATATAAAAGAAAGACTAGGTATATCAAAAGTTAATGAAGAATTTGAATTAGTTAAGAAAAGAACTCTATTGGCATTAGGTGCTGACAAATGGGAGGATATCCCGAAAGATGTATTACTTAATTCATTAAACTTAATAGATGAATCAATCAGAATTATAAAATCTGAGAGAAAAACAAATCAAATTAGTTTCTTTGAAAAAGATAATTTCTGTTAATAAAAAGAAAAAAGGAGTGCTTTCACACTCCACTTGTCAAAAATATAAAACTTTTATATACAAATATTATTATAACATAAAAACATAAAAAATTGATGGGAGTGTGGAAGTATGAATAAAAAGACACTATTTCAAGAGGTTGAAGGTAGATTATATAACTATAAAAAACTAGAAAGTCAAATAAGAATAAAAGATATATATATTAAAAAATTAGAAAATGAATTTTGTGGATGTAAGGCTCAAAGTTATGAAGAAAAAACAGGACCTACTTATAATATAAGTTCAAGTGTTGAAAATGAAGTTATTAAGAGAGAAGAAGATTTAAATAGATTAAAAGAGGATAAGAAAACATTAGAAATTGAAAAAGAAACTATAGAATGTGCATTAACAAGTCTAAATAGCTTTGAAACAGAGTTCTTCAATGAAATGTACATGAACAATGAAAAGATAAACATGGATTATATGTCTAATGCTATGCACATAGATAGAAGTCATTGCTTTAGAATAAGAAAGAGGATAGTTTGTAAGATTATAGATATGTTATATCCAAAAATAAAAGAGTTTGAGTTGCCTATTTTTTCATGGAAAGCTTAAAAATGAGACTATTTTGAGACTTTTTGGAGACTATCGTGAGACTTTTTATTGGCAAAACCATGAGATAATAATATTGTGGAAATGAAAGATTTCCCTCTCAAAACTAAATAATTGCTAGGTTAGTTTAAAGGGCTAATCTAGCAATATGAACAGACTAGGCAGGGCGTGAGGACGCTGTTAGTTCAATTCTAACTATGTTCAAAATCTATTGATACACTATATTAAGTATTTGAATTAAGATTAAAATCTCATACAGTTTTGTATCTTAATTCAGAAATCTAAAAAATCGGGTGGGGCTTGGTAACCTCACTCACCATGCAGGTAGTGGTTTAATCTAGGTTCGATTCCTAGAACTTGCTCCCTTAATAATATGTATCCCCCATTAAAAAGGCTTAGATTAATTTCTAGGTCTTTTTTATACAAAAATTTAATAAGTTTTAGATATCAGTAACTCTGATAACAGAAAATAAGGGTGTTCAAGTTGAGCACCCTTTATTAATAACTAATTTAGGAGGTAGTAGTATGTTGAAAATTTTACAAGATAAAAATGTAAAAGTAATGTGGTCCAAAAATGGAGAAGAAGTTTGGTTTAATGCAAATGACGTAGGAGAGGAACTAGGCATAGTAAATATTCGTGATACATTAAGAAATATAGATAGAGAATATAAAAAGAAATTTAATGAGTCTACTGTCGGAGATTCCTACACTAGAAACTTTAAAGATAAATTACCTAACTTCGGTACTACTTTTGTTACAGAAGAAGCTGTGTACAATATGTCATTTAGAAGTAATAAACCAGAAGCAAAGTTATTTACAAAATGGGTTACACAAACACTTAAACAAATTAGAATACATGGTTATTACATTGCTACAGAAAAAGACCAAGAATGGCTGGATATAAGAGCAGAGGGTAAAAAGGTAAGAAAAGATTTTACAGATGAAATACAAGAGTTTGTTTATTATGCTACTAGTCAAGGAAGTAATAAACCTCAGATGTATTATAAACATTTTACTGAACTTGTAAGAAAAAAATTAGGTATACCAAAAGGTGTGAAAAGGGATGAATTAAATCAAAGTGAATTGTTTGATATACAAGCACTCGAAAGAATTATATCTATGAAATTACCTAAGCTAATAGATAAAGATATGAATTATAAAGAGGTATATAAAAAGATTAAAGAGTTAATAGAAATGATTTAAATGACTGTCTTGATGGATGGTCTTTTTTTATATAATAAATTAAATAAGTGTATTATTTAGAATTATTTTGTAGTTGTCGAATAGTTTTTGAAGGATATTGACCTTTGAAGTTGAATTATATACTTTATAAGGAGGTGACTATTATGTCTGATGGAAAAATATGTGTTTCTTGTCAAAGAACAATTGCAGATGTAGCTACAGAGCTTACAATAGCATATATGGAAAATGCTTCTTTAACTCCAGAAAAAATTGCTGAAATATATAAGTTATTTTATAAAAATGCAAATGAAGCGTTTAATGGTAAATTCTAAAAGATTAAGAACTCTAACCAGAGTTCTTTTTTTGTTCCCAAAACGACAAACAAACGAGGTGGTGGTATGAATGAAAAGGCAGATTTAGCTCATGAAGATTACTTAAAAGGGCTTAAGTACAAGGAAATAGCTGAAAAGTATAATGTAAGTTTATCGACTGTAAAATCATGGGCAACTAGATACTGGAAACAAAAAGGTTGCAACCAATCAAAAAAAGTTGCAACCAAAAAGAGAGGTGCACCCATAGGTAATAAAAACGCTACTGGTCCACCAGGTAATAAAAATGCTGAAAAATTTGGTTTCTTCTCAAAATACTTACCTGAAGAAACCCAAGACTTAATTAATGAGATAAAGGATAAAGATAAATTTGATATTCTTTGGGAACAGATAACAATACAATATGCAGCAATAATAAGAGCACAAAAGATAATGTATGTTAAAGACAAGGAAGAAATGGTTAAAGAATTAAAGAAATATGAAAGCACAGAAAATGGTGAAAAGATAGAGTATGAATTTCAATTTGCATGGGATAGGCAAGCATCTTTTCTTAATGCACAGAGTAGGGCAATGAGTGAGTTAAGGAGTTTAATTAAACAATATGATGAAATGATTCATAAGGATTGGAATTTAGCTACAGAGGAGCAAAGAGCAAGAGTAGAAGTATTAAAATCAAAGATAAATAATCAAGAAAGTAAAGAAGATAAACTTGATAGATATTTTGATAAACTCGAAAGTGTGATAAAAAATGATTGATGAATTATATCATAGTAAACAACTTGAAGTTCTTAACTTTGCTTTGAATAATGACTACTTCATGCTAATTAATTATGGTGCTAAAAGAACAGGAAAAACAATAATTGACAATGATTTATTCTTACTTGAACTTAGAAGGGTTAGAAAGATAGCTAATGAGCTAGGTATTAAGCTTCCTCAATACATCTTAGCAGGAGCAGATTTAGGAGCTTTACAAAGAAATGTACTAAGTGAGCTTACAAATAAGTATGACATTGAGTTTAAGTTTGACAAACATAATAGATTTGTATTGTTTGGAGTTCAAGTATGTTGCTTTGGACACTCAAAAACAAATGATTTAGGCAGAATAAGAGGTATGACTTCGTTTGGGGCATACATAAATGAAGGTACAGTTGCAAATGAAGAAGTATTTAATGAAATCAAATCAAGATGTAGTGGAGAAGGTGCTAGAATACTTGTAGATACTAACCCAGACCAACCAGAGCATTGGTTAAAAACTAACTTTGTAGATAAAACAGATGGCAAGGTTATTCAATCTTTTCATTACAAATTAGATGATAATATATTTTTAAGTGAAAGATACAGAGCAAATATTAAGAAGTCTACTCCTAGTGGCGTTTTTTATGACAGAGATATAAATGGTTTATGGGTGTCAGCAGATGGATTAGTTTATCAAGATTTTAATAAGGATATTCATTATATTTCTAAGGATAAATTAAATGATATTAATTTTGTAAGATACTTTGCAGGCGTTGATTGGGGATATGAACATTTTGGAGCTATTGTTGTAATTGGAGAAGATGATAAAGGTAACTTATATTTATTAGAAGAACATTCAGCTCAACATAAGGAAATAGATTACTGGATAGATAAGGCTAAAAGTATAAAAGAAAAGTATGGAAATATAAAGTTTTATTGTGATAGTGCTAGACCCGAACATTTGGCAGCATTTAAAAGAAATGGTATAAAAGCTTTTAATGCTAATAAAGCTGTATTGTCTGGCGTTGAAGCTGTAGCTAAAAGAATTAAAACTAATACTTTATTTGTAGTTCATGAGAATGTTAATTTATTCAGGAAAGAAATTTTTATGTATGCTTGGAATAAAAATACAGGTGAGCCAATTAAAAAGTGGGATGATGTATTAGACGCACTTAGATATGCCATCTATACAGATTCCTTAGGAACAGGAATTAAAGTACTTACACCAAATGGAAGAAGGTGATAAATTGGAATTAGATGTAATAAAAAAGTTAATTGAACAAACTAATAGTAAACATAGTAACTTTGTTAAAAAAGCTGATGAAGCTGAAAAATACTATAAAAATGAAAATGACATTATAAGGGATAGAAGCCCTAATAATATTGGAAAAGTAAATACAACTAATAATCCACTAAGAAATGCAGATAATAGAATACCATTTAATTGGTTTGGTTTTTTAGTTAACCAAAAAATATCATATCTGTTTACTTATCCACCTACATTTGATGTTGGAGATGATAGAGTAAATTCAAAGATAACTGATATTTTAGGCGATAGATACCCAAAAGAAGCTAAAACACTTGGCAAAAATGCTAGTATATATTCTAAAGCATGGTTACATATTTGGGTGGATGATAATAATAACTTTCAATATGCTAATATAGACCCTCGCCAAATAAGAGCAGTATATTCATCAGATTTAAACAGAAAGCTTCTTGCAGTACTTAGAGAATATAAAAAGACTGATGATAAAGGAAAAGAATATGTAATTTATGAGTATTGGACAGATGAATGTTGTTATACTTATCAAAATAAAGATGGAAATAGTAATATCAATGGATTGGAGATACTTAATAAATTTATAGAGAAAAATTTAGATAATAAACTTGAAACTCAAACTAATGTATATAAACACAATTTTGGAGAAGTTCCATTTATCGAATTTCTAAACAATGATTTAGAGGTAAGAGATTTAGATAATGTTAAACACCTCATTGATGTATATGACAAGGTTTATAGCGGTTTTGTGAATGATATTGAAGATATACAAGAAGTTATTTTCGTTCTTACGAACTATGGAGGTGCAGACTTAACAGAGTTCTTAAAAGGACTTAAAGAATATAAAACTATTGATTTACAAAGTAGTGGTGCAGATGATAAGAGTGGGTTAAGTACAATTACAATAAATATTCCAATTGAAGCTCGAGATTCACTTCTTAAAACAACAGAAAAGCAAATCTATGTCCAAGGTCAAGGTGTTGACCCTAAACCCGAAAACTTTGCCAATACAAGTGGTGTAGCACTCAAATTCTTGTACACTTTGTTAGAATTAAAAGCAGGACTTATGGAAACAGAGTTTAGATTAGGGTTTGCTAAACTAGTAAGAATGATATGTAGACATTTAGGATATTCTCCTAAAAGGGTTTTGCAAACTTGGACTAGGAATATGATTCAAAATGATTTAGAACTAGCTGAGATATGCTCTAAGAGTGTTGGAATAATATCAGAAAAGACTAATTTAAAAAATCATCCGCTTGTAGATAATGCAGAGGAAGAAGAAAAACAGATTAAAAAAGAAAATAGCCAACAAGAATATGATGATTTAATTCCTAATCAAGACGGTGGCATAGATGAAACATAATGATTATTGGAGAAAGAGATTTGAACAATTAGAAGAAGCTCAAAATAACAAAAGTGTAAAATATTATCTTGAATTAGAAAAGCAATATAAACTAGCTATAAATAGTATAGAAAAAGATATATTAGCATGGTACAACAGATTTGCCAAAAATGAAGGAATATCTTTATTAGAAGCTAGGAAACTACTAAATACAAGAGAACTAGAAGAGTTTAAATGGAGTGTAGAAGAATATATTAAATATGGTAAAGAAAATGCTATAAATCAAAAGTGGATGAAAGAGTTAGAAAATGCTAGTGCAAGAGTTCATATAACAAGGCTTGAAGCTTTAAAGTTACAAATACAGCAACAAGTGGAAGTGCTTTATGGAAATGAACTTGATGGTATTGATAAATTAATGAGACATATTTATACAAGTGGATATTATCATGCAGCTTTTAATGTTCAACAAGGAGTAAACGTTGGTTGGAGTTTAATGAATCTTGATACTAATAGAATAAATAAAGTTATCTCTAAACCATGGACTAGTGATGGATTAAATTTTAGTGAAAGGATTTGGGGCAAACATAGACCTGCTTTAATTAATGAGTTACATACTAAGCTAACTCAATCAATTATTAGAGGTGAAAATCCAAAGAACCTAGTAAATGACTTTTCTAAGAGATTTAATGTATCTAAATCACAAGCTAAGAATTTGATAATGACTGAATCAGCTTTCTTTGCATCAGCTTCAAGAAAAGATTGTTTCAATGATTTAGATGTAGAGAAGTATGAGATTATTGCCACACTAGACTTAAAAACATCAAATATATGTAGAGAGTTAGATGGAAAAGTATTTGATATGAAGGATTATCAAGTTGGAGTTACAGCTCCACCATTTCATTGTCATTGTAGGACAACAACAGCTCCTTGGTTTGAAGATGAAGAAGGTTACAGAGCAGCAAAAGGAGAAGATGGAAAAACATATTATGTACCATCTAATATGAAGTATAATGAGTGGTATGAGAAACATATAGAGGGTAGACTTGGAAAAGAAAAAGCTGATACTCTTAGAAAAATGCAACTAAATGAGAGTAAAGATAGAAAACAATTTGAAGAATATAAAAAGGTATTAGGAAATGAAATACCTTCTAAATTTGATGAATATCAACATATGAAGTATAATGATACTATAAGGTATGAGGAAGCTAAAAAGCTTTATAAGGATGTAAATTGGCAAGTTAAGAATCAGAGAAATTTAACTAGTGGAAGTGTTCATTCAGTGCCATTTGAATCAAAACCAAATAGTGTATTTGATAATTACAAAGATGGTAAATTAATTCAAAGAAGATACTATGGTAATACAGGAAAACCTAGATTAGATTTAGACTTAACTGACCATAGAAACCCAAAGCAACATAAAATTGTACCTCATAAACATGATTGGTTAGCTGATGAAAATAACCATGATAAGGTAAAAAGAGAGAAGGATATGGAGCTTACAAAAGCTCATAAAATAGCAAACAAAGATATTTTGAAAGGAGAGTAAAATGGATAATAAATTTAAGAATTTACAACATTTAATTGATTCTATTGATTTAGGATTAGATATAGAATTTGACTTATATAATAAACCATATAATATATCTATTGGAGATGATGATACAAGGTTTATTACTCTTTGCCCTAATGGAGATACAAAGTATTATAAAAATGGTAAGGATATGGTTGATAATTACAACATTGATGGTAAATTACTAAAGGATTTATGGAAAGATATACAAATAGTAAATATGTAAAAGCACTTGCTAAGTTATAAATTAGTAGGTGCTTTTATTATGTAAAAATTTATTGAGAGGGTGATTTGAAATGCTTAAATTATATATTTTATCAATAATTGTGTTTTGTACAGGGCTTTATTTATTTAAAATGAAGATTGATAGTAATGAGGAATTGATTGAGATTCTTAAAAATAAAAAAGTGAGAAGAAAGTGTAATTTTATTTTTATGGCTTTATTTCCACTACTTAATTTTATTTTAGGTGTGATATTTATCATATCTTCTTTACTAGTTAGCAATGAAGATATGATTAAAAATTTAAAGGGGGATAAATAATATGGCTAAATTTAAAAAGAAATCAGAGGAAGTAGAAGCTTTTAAATGGATATTAGGAAGTCCTAATACTCCTATATGGTTTTATCAAGCTTTTGAGAAGGGAACTATATGGCTTGATGAATCTTTAAACTCTATGAATCGTAAAGGTGAAGTAAAGAAAACTATCTGTATAAAATATAAAAATGGAGTTATTAGGGCAACTAATGGAGATTTTATTATAAAAGATAGTGAAGGCAAGATTTATTCATGTACATTTAGTGAATTTGAGAAGTTATATGAAAATTTAGAAAGAGGACATAGATATGTTGATGAAGATAACAACAAGAAAAATAAATTAGAACTTTCAGCTAAATTGGAACTAGATACAACTGATTTTGAGGAAAATATAAAAAGTGCTACAAAAGAAATTGAAACACTCAATGAAGTAGTAGATAGATTAGAGAAAAAATTAAATAGAATATTTGCAAAAGAAAATAAAGTTGATATAGATAGTATTGTAAAACAATTAGAGGAACGTCTAAGAGAAAGTATTGAATAAGTTTTGAGGGATGGAAATATGTTTAAAAAGAAATATATTAAAAAGCCAAGCAAAATAAGTGTTAGAAATATTATGGCATTTATTATTACAGTTGTTGGTATAGCTTTAGGTGTTTTTATAGGTATCAACATAATCATGGCTCATGTTTTAGGTATAGCTAACATGGTAGATAATAATACTTTTACATGTGTTAGATTAGTTTATGGCTTAGCAGGAGTTATAAGTGGGTATTTGATAGGAAAAGCAATATACCTTATAGCTTCGCTAATAAGCCATATTATTTATGAATAATTTGTTCAAAGATTTTTTATTTTGTAAGAAATGAAAGGAGGGTTGTATTATTGAAAGAGTATGTAATTTGGTTTAAGAGTGGAAATTGTGTATCTGGAATAACAAACGAAGATGTTACTGATAAGTTAATGAAAGATTTTATGGAAGCTGACTCAGATTGTAGGTATTTGAAAGGGTATTTAGATGAAGATGGAACAACTGTAATAGATTTATCACAAATAGAAGCTATATCAATAAATAATTGTAGTGAGAATAATATTGGTTTTAGTAAGTCCTAACAAGGGCTTTTTTATTTTCTAAAAATGAAAGGAGAATTAAATAAAATGAAAAAAGGTGAACTAATTGCACTAGGTCTTAGTGAAGAAGATGCAAAGAAAGTAGAAGCTGAATCATTAAAAGAATTAGAAAATTATATTAATAAAATTGAGTATGAAAAGGTAAAAGAGGAACTAAAAGCCTCTAAAGAAGCAATTGAAGGTTTTAAGGATGGAATGACAAAAGAGCAGATTGAAGAGCTTAAAAAAGGCTATGAGACTAAATTAACTGCAAAAGATGAAGAATATCAAAAGAAATTAAAGGAAAAAGAACAAAAAGAGTTTGATATGGCGTTAGAAAATGAACTTATTAAACTTAATGTTCATAGCACTAAAGCAGCAAAAGCAGAACTTGATTTAGAAAAAATAAAATATGAAAATGGTACTTTTACAGGACTAAAGGAACAGACTGATACTTGGTTAACTCAAAAATCTTTCTTAATAAAAACAGGAGAGACTAAGATAAATTACAGCCCCGATAATGGCAATAAAAATACATTAAGTAGAGCTGAAAATATTGCTAAAGAAAAGAATGAGGAAGGTTCTAAAAATCCATATGCTGACGCATGGAGTATAAAATAAAAAGGAGGATAAAGTATGTATTTTAAAGAGGTAAATTTTGATAACACACCCGAGTTTCTAGCTTCTCAACACTATATTAACTTTTCAAAAACAGCATTAGATACAGATGTAGTGGCTGATGAAAATGGAAAGAAATATGTGTTAGCAGGTAGTTTATTAGGTGAGAGTGGCAAAGTGGTAAAGATAACCAGAGGAGGTTCTTCGGGTAGTTATACATACACATTATCAGAAGACCCTGTAGGAATAGTTTTTTCAACTGTAGATGTTACTTATGGACCACAACCAGTTGCATCAATGGTGGAAGGCTATGTAATAATCGAAAGATTGCAAGGTGAGTATGTAAAAGAAGCTATAGAAACTATAAAGACAAAATTACCAAATATTAAATTTATGTAGGAGGATGAAATATGGCAAGAGTAGAAGAATTATTGTCAGTTCAAGAGCTGATAAACTATACAAAGACTAGAAAATTAAAAGAAACAATGGGAGATTTATTATTTCCAACTCAAAAGATAGAAGGACTTGAAATAAAGATGATAAAAGGTGCATCTAATCTTCCAGTATCAGCAAGTGTTCATGCTTTTGATACAGAAGCAGAGATTGCATCAAGAGAAGGTGCTAATTTAAGTATTGCTGAACTTGCACTTGTGAAAAGAAAAATTAAACTAGATGAAAAAGATATAATTGTACTTGAAGAGCCAAGAAACTCACAAGAAGAAACTCAAATGATAAATCAAATATTTAATGATGTTGATAACCTTGTATCAAGTGTAAATACTAGAATAGAAGCAATGAGAATGGAAGTTTTATCAACTGGAGAACTTAATATAAATGAAAATGGAGTTAAAGCTTCTTTAAAATATGGAACTCCAACAAATCATAAAGAAACAAAAACTTGGTCTAGTGGAACACCAGATATATTAGGAGATATTTATAATATGACTGATAAAATAGTTGTTGATACTGGATTTACTCCAACAAGGTCATTAACTTCTAAAACTATTTTAAATATAATCTTAAGAGATGAAAAACTAAGAAAAGCTATATTTGGTGTAAATAGTGATAAACTACTTACTTTAAATGAATTAAATACATTTTTAGTTTCTCAATCTCTTCCTCCTATTTTTACTTATGATGAAAGATACAGAGTACAAGGCAAGGATGGTAAGTACACAACAAAGAGATTCTTAGATGAAAATAAGTTTATTCTTATGCCTGACGGCAAGATGGGAGATACTTTCTTTGGGCTAACAGCAGAGGAATTAGAACTTAGAAAAAACCCAGCAATAGATATTAGTTCAGTTGGAAATATAATTGTAGAACAATACTCTACTGCTGACCCAGTTGCTAAGTGGATAAAAGCAGTTGCAACAGCATTACCTAGTTTTCCTTATGCTGACCAAGTGTTTATGGGTACAATAAATTAGAGGTGTTGATATGGAAGTTGAAAGACTAAAAAAACTTTTAGGAATCAGTAAGGAAGATTATTCAAAAGAGATGATATTAGAGTTTATATTAGAAGATGTGGAGGAAATAGTTAAAAATTATTGTAATGTATCTGTTATTCCCGAAGGGCTAAATAGTACTGTTTTAAGGATGGCTATAGATATGTATAAAAATGAGAATCTAGGAAGTGAAGATATTGCACTAGGTTCTATTTCTTCTATATCAGAAGGTGATACATCAGTTTCATACAGAAGTTCAGCTAGTGAATTTAAGGAATCGTTACTCAAAGATTATAAGTCACAATTAAACAGATACAGAAAAATTAGGTGGAAATAATGATGGATAAGACTAGAAAAGCAATAGAAATGTTATACAGAGATAAATGTACTATAATTGAGTATCAGCCAGTCAAAGACCCTGTGACAAAACGAACTAACAATAAAGAAGTGATTGTATTAGAAAATCAACCTTGTAAGCTTTCATATAAAAACATTAATTCTACAGAAGAAGGAAAAGTAGCTAAACTTGCACAAACCATCAAACTCTTTATATCTCCAAACATAAGCGTTAAAGCAGGTTCAAAGCTTATTATAACTACTCAAAATAACATAACAAGAGAGTATGTAAGAAGTGGAGAATCAGCTATATATCCAAATCATCAAGAAATAATACTTGAGTTATTTAAGGATAAAGCATAATGGCTAGATGGGGCAGTGTTGATTTTAGAGAGTTTAAAAGAGTTTGTAAAAAGATGGAGAAGCTTACAAAGATTGATTTAGATAAGTTTTGCAAGGATGCAGCAAGAGAATTAGCAGCACGATTACTTGGGAAAGTAATTAGAAGAACACCAGTTGATACAGGATTCTTACGACAAGGATGGAATGGAGTGGCTTATGCTAGGTCGCTTCCTGTGTATAAACAAGGAAATAATTATATTATAGAAGTTGTTAATCCGACTGAATATGCAAGTTATGTAAATTTCGGGCATAGAACTAAAGATGGTAAGGGATGGGTTAAAGGACAACATTTCTTAACAATTTCAGAGATGGAACTACAAAGTCAAGTTGATAAGATTATAGAGAGAAAGTTATTAATCTTGTTGAAAGGAGTATTTGATGCTTAATAATATAATTGATGGAATATCTATTAAATTAGATAAATCATTTGGAAATGAATATACAATTTATAGTGAAGATGTGGAGCAAGGTATAAATGAACCTTGTTTTTTTATTGTTCCTTTAAATCCAAGCAAAGTATCATATCCAAGTGGCAGGACATTAAAAAAGAACTCTTTTGATGTACATTATTTTCCTCGTTCAAAAGATAAGAGTTTTGAAATAAATGAGGTAGCTGAGATGCTACTTGAGGAATTAGAGTATATAGAAATTGATGGAGATTTAGTTAGAGGCACAAATATGAATTTTGAAATTATAGATAATGTTCTTCATTTCTTCGTTGATTATAACTACTTCACTATAAAAAGTAATGATACAGAAAAAATGAATGATGTTGAATTATTTGGTGGTTTGAAGAGAGGTGATAATTTTGAATAAAACATTAAGCAAAGAAGATGACTACAAGTTTACTAAGGAGCAAATAGTTAATTCTAAGAAGTATGTAAATAGAAAAGACTTATTAAATGCAATTTTAAAAGAAAATGAGTTATATTCCTTCTCAGAAGTAGAGGAAATAATAAATAATTTTATGAAAGGAGTGAGTTAGATGGCTTTAGGTGGAGGAACATTTGTAACACAAAATAAGGTCCTACCTGGTGCATATATAAATTTTGTAAGTGCTACAAGGGCAACCAGTTCATTATCGGATAGAGGTATTGTTGCAATGCCTTTAGAGTTAGATTGGGGCATAGATGAAGAAATTTTCACAGTAACCAGTGATGATTTTGAGAAGTATTCAACTAAGTATTTTGGATATGATTATACTCATGAGAAGCTGAAAGGTTTGAGAGATTTATTCAAAAATATAAGGTTGGGATATTTTTATAAATTGAATAAAGGTGTTAAAGCTAGTTGCAGTATTGCTACAGCTAAGTACTCAGGTACTAGAGGTAATGATTTAAAAGTTATAGTTACAACAAACATTGATGATAACACTAAGTTTGATGTTGTAACACTTTTGGATAATAAGAAAGTAGATACCCAAATAGCAAAAGTTATTACAGACTTACAGGACAATGACTATATTACTTGGAAGAAGGATACAACACTAGAAGCAAGTGCAGGGCTTGTATTTACTGGTGGAACTAATGGCGAATCAGTCACAGGAGCAGAGTATCAAGCTTTCTTGGATAAAATAGAAAGCTACTCATTTAATGCACTAGGCAGTTTGGCTACAACAGCAGAAATTAAAAGTTTATTTGTAGAGTTTACTAAAAGAATGAGAGATAAAGTAGGAGCTAAGTTTCAAACTGTACTATATAAAAAGAATGATGCAGATTACGAAGGTGTAGTATCTGTAGAAAATAAAGTTAAAGATACTGGGTTATTAGAATCTAGTTTAGTTTATTGGACTACTGGAGCTATAGCAGGATGCGATATAAATAAATCTAATACTAATAAAAAGTATGATGGTGAGTTTGATGTTGGTGTAAATTACACTCAAATACAACTTGAAGAAGCACTAAAGAGTGGTAAATTTATATTTCATAAAGTTGGTGATGAAGTTCATGTGTTAGAGGACATAAATACTTTTGTATCATTTACAGATGATAAAAATGACGATTTTTCAAGTAACCAAAGTGTTAGAGTACTTGACCAAATTGCTAATGATATTGCAACTTTATTTAATGAAAAGTATTTAGGTAAAGTTCCGAATGATAAGGCAGGAAGAATAAGTTTCTGGAATGATGTTGTTAAACACCATAAAGAATTAGAGAATATAAGGGCAATAGAAGATTTTAAAACTGATGATGTTAGTGTGGAGCTTGGAAATGACAAGAAAACAGTTATAGTGAGTGATGCGGTTAAGGTTATAAATGCTATGAGTAAGCTTTATATGACTGTTTCAGTTAGTTAATTAGGAAGGAGAATATTAGAATGGCTAAAAATATTACTATGAAGTCAAAAGATGCAATAAGTGCATCTTTGGCAGAATGCTATGTTACCATTGAAGGTAAAAGATACCTTCTTATGCAGTGTATCAAGGTAGAGGCTAAATTTAAGAAGAATAAAAGTAAGATACCAATTTTAGGGCAAACAGGAAAAGGAAACAAAACTACTGGATGGGAAGGCACAGGAAGTGCAACTGTTCATTATAATACTTCTATCTTTAGAAAACTTATGCTTAGATATAAGGAAACTGGAGAAGATATATATTTCGATATGCAAATTACTAATGAAGACCCAACAAGTTCAGTAGGTCGTCAAACTATTATATTAAAAGATTGCAATATGGATGAGGTTACATTAGCTAAATTTGATGCAGATAGTGAATATTTAGATGAGGATATAGATTTTACTTTTGATGATTGGGATATGCCAGAAGAATTTAAAATTTTATTAGGTATGATATAGAATACACATTTATAAATTATAGATGTGTGTTTTTTATGTAAAAATTAAAATAAAAGGAGAATTAAGAAATGAGTAATTTAAGTGCTTTTTTAAGTCAAAATGCAATAAAAAATGAGAATGTAATGTATGTGGCAAGCGATAGATTTTTAGACGAAGGAGGAAAGCCAGTTGAATGGGAATTAAGAGTTTTATCTTCTGAGGAAGATGAAGTATTAAGAAGAAACTGTACCAAAAGAGTGAAAGTGATTGGCAATAATGGGAAGCCAACAGGTCAATTCACAAGTGAAATTGACTACAATAGTTATGTAGCAGAGTTATGTGTAGCATCTACAGTATTTCCAGATTTAAAGGATGCCGAACTCCAAAATAGTTATGGAGTGATGGGAGAAGCTCAGTTATTAAAAACAATGCTTACAGCAGGTGAGTATGTAAATTATACAGTAAAAGTTAACGAAGTTAATGGATTTGATACAACATTTGAAGATAAAGTAGAAGAAGCAAAAAACTAATTAGGGGCGGTGATTTTGATGCTAGCATCACTCATTATTGTATCCAAAAATTAAAGTGGAAACCTAGTGAATATATGAATTTAGAAGTTAATGAGAGAGCATTAGCAGCCGCCTCAATACTTGTTAAGATAGAGGATGAAGAGGAAGCAATGAAAGAATCTGAAAGAGAGAAAAAGAGAGGAAGGAGAAGGTAGGCAGGGATTAAATGAATAAAGATATAGAACTTACAGAAAAAGATTTATATTGTATCACTAGACATATTAAAGTGTATATGTTCAAAAAAATGATGAAGTGATAAAAAGAGAAGATAATCCATGTTGTAGATATTTATCACTGCACCACATTTAAGAAATTATCTAAAATTACAGGTCTTAAAATGGGTTTTGGAGTCAAACTATAATGTAAAAATTTTTATGGATATAGTATAATATTTATAAAAATATTGTACAGGGGGGAATTATTATGTTTTGCTCAAATTGTGGTGCAGAAATCACAGGTATAGGCAAGTTTTGTTCGAATTGTGGGGCTGCTGTAGAAAATGAGATTATTGAAGATAATAATATTAAATCAAATGATTTAATCATTGATGCTAATGGAATAGAAGTAAATATGACTGAGATTTATAGAAAATATAGAAAAGAAAAAGTAAATGCAATAAAAAATGTAATGGAAATAAGCGGTTTGAATATAAAGGAAGCAAAAAAAATAGTGGATTCTTCCTTTGAAGAGTTAAAAAACAACTTTATTGATGATACTATGAGTAATTCAGAAAAGGAAAAAATAACAAACAATCAAAATAGAAAAAATAATATTGAAAAAGCTCAACAAGAATCAGTTGCTTGTTGTCCTAAGTGTGGTTCAACATCCTTGACAGCTCAAAAAAAGGGTTTTGGTATAGGAAAAGCAGTAGTAGGAGCGAGTTTAACTGGTGGAATAGGTTTAGTAGCTGGAAATTTAGGAGCAAAGAAAGTTAGAGTAACATGTTTGAACTGTGGCAAGCAATTTTGGGCAGGCAAAAAATAGATGTATTCATAATAAAAACACTTACTAAATTAGTAAGTGTTTTTATTATCTAAATTAACAGAAAGGAGAGCAGAAAAATGGCAACTATACAAACATCTATCCGAATTTTCGACGGAATGACACCTGCTTTTAGACACATGACTAATGCTATGAATATTGTATTAAGTTCATTCGAGCAATTACAAAGAACATCTAGCAATGCTATAGATGCTAATAGTATTAGAACAGCTAGAGAAGAGTTAGCAAGGGCAGAAGCTGGATTTGATAGATTAGAACAACAAATAAGAGAAGCTGATGAACAACAAAAAAGATTTAATGATGATGTTAGAAAAGGAGCAAGTAGTACAGATAAGTTAGTAGAAAATGCTAAAAGATTAGTAGCAACTTATATTGGATTGAGAAGTGTTGGTGGTTTGATTAATTTAAGTGACCAAATGACGAGTACTAATGCGAGACTAGCTATGATAAATGACGGGCAACAATCTGATGGAGGACTCAACAAAATGATATTTCAATCAGCGGAAAGAGCAAGAGCATCTTATTTAGATACTGCAAAAATTGTAAGCAGAGTGGGCATGAATGCAGGCAAAGCATTTAGTAGTACAAAAGAAATAGTAGCATTCGCGGAACAACTTAACAAGAAATTTGTAATTGCAGGAGCAACAACAGAAGAAACTAATTCAGCACTTTTACAACTTACACAAGGTTTAGGAAGTGGTGTGTTAAGAGGCGAGGAACTAAATGCTGTGTTTGAGTCAGCACCTAATATTATTCAGTCTATTGCCGACTATCTCGAGGTCGATATAGGGAAGATAAGAGGTATGGCAAGTGAAGGAATGTTAACAGCAGATATTGTAAAAAACTCATTACTTGCAGCAGCAGAGCAGACCAATTCAGAGTTTGAAAAAATGCCTTACACATTTTCTCAAATTTGGACTTCAATTAAAAATAATGCAATCATGATATTTGGTGTTATACAGAAAAAAATAGAACAAGCTATGTCTAGTAGGGGTTTTCGAACCTTTATAGATAATTTTATAGATTCGTTATATGTTTTAGGAGCAGTTGCATTTAGTATTTTTAATGGAATTATAAATATATTAGGAAGTCCATTTTTTCAAGCATTTGTAAATGCTATTATTGTAGGTGTTAGTCTGATAGTGCAAGTGCTTGGCTGGGTAATAACACAAGCATTAAATATTACTAATGTATTTGCTCAGAACTGGAGTATTATTGCACCAATAGTACTTGGAGTTGCAGCTGCTATGTTAGTATATAACAATGCACTATTACTTAGTATAGCTAATAAAGTAAAAGATATTGCGTTATCTGCTAAAACTTTAGCGATGAATTTTGCTCATATAATAGCAGAGTCTTATAGAGCAGCAGCATTAGTAGCAAGCACAATTGCACAGGACGGATTGAACGCAGCAATGGCAGCTTGCCCTATCACTTGGATTTTATATGGAATTATAGCCATAGTTGTTGCCTTTTTTGTAGCTATAGCTGTAATAAATAAATTCGCAGGAACATCTTATTCAGCAATTGGAATTGTTGCAGGAGCATTATCGGGTTTAACAGCATTTATTATAAATAGTGTATTTTTCTGGATTAATGTTTTTATATCATTTGCTGAGTTTTTTACAAATGTATTAGACCATCCAGTTTATTCAGTAAAGAAATTATTTTTTAATTTAGCCACAGCAGTATTAAATAATCTTATATCTATGACAAAAGGATGTGATGAATTTGCTACTAATTTAGCAAACTCTATTATAGATGGAATTAATGGGGCATTAAAAGCTTGGAATAAATTTGTAGATGTCTTAAATAAATTTGGAGGACTTGGAGATAAGTTAGGACTTGGAAAAGCTGATATGGTTGGTCATACAAAGTCTATTACAAGTACATTGCAAAAAGCTAAAGGAGACTTAAATAAATGGCTTGGAGCAGAGCCAAAAGGTTATAAATCCTTTAAACAATTAGAGTATAACAATGTTGGAGATTGGGCTAAAAATGGATATGCCTTTGGTCAAAACTTAGAAAATAAAATAAAGGATACTTTTGATATTAGTAAAATAGCTGATAAGGCAAAAAAAGATTTAGGTCTTGACGATTTGTGGGATGATAAATATGGATTAGGTGATGGAATAGGCTCAGCAGGATTAAACTCACCTTTGGGCGATGCAGCAAAAGGAGCAAAAGATACCGCAGGAAATACAGCTAAAATGGCTAAAACAATGGATAAAAGTCAAGAAGACTTAAAATATCTTAGAGATATTGCAGAACAGGAAACAATAAACCGTTTTACAGGAGTCAACATTAAAATTGACATGAACAACACAAATAACATAAATAAAGATGCCGACTTAGATGGAATAGTTAATGTACTAACAGAAAAATTAAATGACGCTATGGTTGTATCTGCTGAGGGAGTAGTTTAGAAAGGAGGGATATAAATGGCTTATGACTTTTATTTAGATGGAGTACAATTACCAATCGCACCTGGCAAATTAGAAATAAAAATAACAAATAAAAATAAAACAGTTGATTTGATAAATACTGGAGAAGTAAACATACTAAAAAAAGAAGGGTTATCCGAGATAAGTTTTGAAGCAGAATTTACACATAATAAATTACCTTTTTATCGTGGAGCTTTTAAAGATGTTCAATTCTTTTTAAGTAAATTAGAACTATTAAAAACAGATTGTAAGCCATTCCAATTTATTGTATCGAGGGAATTAGGTAATAAAGTACTATTTAACACTAATATAAAAGTATCTCTTGAAGAGTATGCTATTTCAGAAGATGCAGAAAATGGTTCAGATACAAAAGTTGCAATAAAGTTAAAGCAATATAGAGATTACTCAACTAAAAAGTTAGTTCTTGCCCCTCCTAAAAATGAGACTGGTAGACCAAGCGTAAAGATAGAGCCAAAACGAGTTGATTCAGTCAATGCCACAAACACTAAAACTAAAACATATACAGTAAAAGCAGGGGATAGCCTTTGGTCAATTTGTCAGAAACAACTTGGTAATGGTTCATTATATAAGAAAGTATACGAACTAAATAAATCTATGATGGATAAGGCAAATAAGGGCAAAAACTTAAGTAAATACACTATTTACAAAGGGCAGGTGTTAAAACTTGGTTGATGAATTAGTGTTAGCAAATGATAGAGATGTAAGGTTAGTTATTGCACATTGGGAAGATTTCTACGAACCTGCTGTCATTGATGGTATCACATGGGAAATAGAAAGACGAGGAACACCTTCTAAGTTAGAGTTTACTATAGTCATGGATGATATACTACAGTTTTGTGAAGGTAATTCAGTGAGATTATATTACAAGGGTGTAGGCATATTCTATGGATATATATTTCAGAAGAAAAGAGATAAAGAAAATCACATCAAAATTATTGCATATGACCAGTTAAGATATTTTAAAAATAAAGATACTTATGTATATAGTAATAAAACAGCAAGCGAACTTATAAAAATGCTCGCTAAAGATTTTAATTTAAAATACAATGTCATAGAAGATACAAAATATAAAATATCTAGAATAGAAGAAAACAAAACTTTATTTGATATGATTTTAACTGCACTAGATGATACTTTAAGAGAAAAAAAAGAAATGTTTACCTTGTATGATGACTTTGGAAGAATAACACTAAAAAATGTTGCATCAATGAAACTTGATACTGTTATGAATAATGATGTAATCGAGGACTTTGACTATAATTCTTCTATTGATAGTGATACTTATACAAAAATCAAACTTGTAAGAGATAATGAAGAAACAGGAAAAAGAGATGTGTATATTGCTCAAGACTCAACGCATATGAGGAGTTGGGGAATACTACAACTATTTGATACAGTTGATAAAAATATGAGTGAAGCAGAGATAAAACAAAAATGTGATATACTCCTAAAACTATATAATAAGAAAACTAAGTCATTAAGTTTAAAAAATGTGTTAGGAGATATTAGAGTAAGAGCAGGTTGTTTAGTACCTGTTTTTTTGTCGTTAGGAGATATTGATTTACAAAATTATATGTTAGTTGAGAAAGTAAAACATACATTTGAAAATAACAGTCATTTTATGGACCTAACTTTGGTTGATGGAGACGAATTTGCTTCTTATTCTTCATCAAGTTATAGTAGTGGAAATACTAATAATAAAAATGAGAAACAAAATGGTCCTGCACAAAGTACTACAAGTAAAGAAGATACTGATATGGCTAATAAGATTAATAAACTACTTAAAGGTAAATTATCAAATACAGGAAATATATTTGTTAAATATTCAAATGCTTATAAAGTTAATCCAGCACTCATGGCTGCTATATCTATGCACGAATCAGCTAGAGGGACTTCAAATATTGCAAATACTAAAAATAATTTCTTTGGAATGAAAAAAAATGGAGATTACATGAGTTTTTCTAGTGTAGACGAAGGAATAAAAAGAGGTATAAGTAATTTATCAAGAAACTATATCCATATAGGACGAAAAACTTTAGAAAGCATCAGAAATAAATATTCTTCTAGTTCAGACAAAGAATGGGTAAAATGTGTAGGTGCATTTTATAAGCAAATAACAGGAAGTACTTATAATTCTAATAGTGCAGGCACAGGAGTTGGAAGTAATGAAGAAGCAGAAAAGAATTTAAAAGATTTAACTTATCAAGTTCAAAACAATAATTCTAATACATCAACAAACAATAATAATAAAGTAAGTAAAGTTATTCAAGAAGCAAAAAATCAACTTGGCAAGCCTTACAAATGGGGTGGTAATGGTCCAAAGAGTTTTGACTGTAGTGGTCTTATGGTGTGGGCATTTAAAAGAGGTGCAGGAATAAATCTCAAAAGAGTTTCAGCAGACCAATCAAAAGATAGTAGAGGAAAACTATTATGTAACATAAATGATGTAAAAGCTGGTGATTTAGTATTCTTTGCATACAACAAAGGAAAAGGAAATGTACATCATGTTGGACTATATATAGGAAATGACCAATATATTCATGCTCCACAAACTGGTGACGTAGTAAAAATAAGTAGTTTAAGTGGTAGACAAAAGAAAAAGCATGATTTTGCAAGAGCTAGAAGATTCTTTTAAGTGAGGTGATAAAGTGTCACAAGAATTATTGCAAATAATTAAGAAGGCTGCAATGGATGCAGTAGAAACAAGCAATCCAATGCAAATTGCATTTGGAACTATAGAAAGTGTTAATCCTTTGATAGTTAAGATAGAACAAAAAGCATCTTTTGAAGAATTTTTTCTAATACAAACAGAGACTTTTAAAAGATATACAGATAAAAAAATAGGGGATAAATTAGTCTTAATTAGGATGCAAGGAGGACAGCAATATTTGATTTTAGATAGGATGTGATGAAATGTTACCAACAGATAACATTGACTATGATATAGAAGATGTATCGATAATTAATTTTGATGTAAGGCAAGAACCAAGTAAGACCTTTAAATTAAATATAGAAAAATCTAAGATAGATGGTATTTGTGATGATGTTGAAGCATTAAAACAGACCATCTTTTTAATTTTAAATACTGAAAGGTATGAGCACCTCATTTATTCTTGGAATTATGGAGTCGAGTTGAACGACCTTATTGGAGAGCCTATATCCTTTGTAATCCCCGAACTTGAAAGACGAATCAAAGAAGCACTAATTCAAGATGATAGGGTTGAAAATGTAGATAATTTTGAATTTCAAAATGTAAAAGGAAAAGTACATTGTAAGTTCACAGTTCACAGTAAATATGGAAATATAAAAGCAGAGAAGGTGGTGAGTGTATAATTGTTTGAGTTAATGACATTTGAAAATATAATTAAAAGAATGTTAGATAGTGTACCAGATACTTTTGATAAAAGGGAAGGTTCTATAATATATAATGCTCTTGCTCCTGTTGCTATAGAACTTACAGAAACATACATTGCTATGGATGAATTACTAGACCAAACATTCGTAGATACTGCTAGTTATTATTACTTGGAGAAAAGATGTAAAGAACGAGGAATTACACCACTATCTGCAACTAATACCATTGCAAAAGGAGTGTTTAATATAGATATTCCACTTGATTCTAGGTTTAATCTAGGAGAATACAATTATATTGCAATTGAGAGAATATCTGAAAAAACATATAAAATGAAATGTGAAACTGCTGGACCTATATTTGAGTTAGGAAAACTAATACCTATTGAATATATAGATGGTCTTGAAACTGCTGAACTAACTGAAATCTTGATAAATGGAGAGGATGAAGAGAGTGAGGATAGTTTAAGACAAAGATATTATGATAGCCTAAATTCACAGAGCTTTGGTGGAAATATGCAAAATTATAAAGATGAAGTTAACAAAATACAAGATGTTGGAGGAGTTAAGGTTTATCCTGTGTGGGACGGTGGAGGAACTGTTAAGTTAGTAATAATTAACTCTAATTTCAAAGTACCATCAGAGGATTTAGTTAATTTAGTGCAAGAAGAAATTGACCCAATTGGACATCAAGGACAAGGCTTAGGATTAGCACCAATAGGGCATAAAGTTACTGTTACAGGTGTTGTAAGTACAACTATAAATATATCAGCAGAGATAACATACAAAAATGGCTACACTTGGGAGAATATAAAATCAATTGCAGAAGAAGCAATAGACGACTATTTAAATGAACTTAACATGAGTTGGGAAGATGAAGAAAACTTAATAGTCCGTATATCTCAAATTGAAACTAGATTACTTAGTATTGATGGAGTATTAGACATTGCAAATACAATGATAAATGAGGTTAAATCTAATCTAACAATAAATAGTAACAGTATAGTAGTGAGAGGTGAGGTAGTTGGATAAAGAGATTAATCTAATAAATTACTTACCACAAATTCTACAAGATAAAGAAGAATATATAAAAGTATTTAATGTAGGAAATAAAGAAATAAAAATATTACATGATAAATTAAAGGACCTATCAAATGACCAGTTTTTAGAGGACCTAACTATAAGTGGTATAAAAAGATGGGAAAAGATAATGTCTATAACTCCTAAAAGTAATGAGAGTTTAGAAGATAGAAGGTTTAGGATTTTTAGTAAATATATAAGTAAATTACCTTACTCAGAGAGATTTTTAAGGAATTGGCTAGATAGTATAGTTGGAGAAGGTAATTATGAGTTAACTATTAATAATGCTACTTATAATATACATCTTGAAAGTGATGCTAGAAATCAAGATTGGTTTGAGGAAGTTCATTCTTTTGTAAGTAATATTAAGCCATGTAATATGACTTTAGATTACACTAGAGTGCTTATAAGCAAAGACAATTATATGAATTTTGGTATAACAACCCTAATGGGTCAAGAAATAACTATATACCCTTGGAGTCCACCAGATATAGAAACTTATGGAGAAATTGATGTATTAACTGGCAATGGAGTTGGATACCAAGAGATAACAATATTTTAGGAGGTGATATATTGGCTATAGATAAAAGTTATTACACTATAATTACAGATGTAGGAAAAGCAAAGATAGCAAATGCAAGTGTCACAGGTAATAAAGTGGGATTTGTAAAAATTCAACTTGGTGATGGAGGAGGGAGTGAATATACTCCAACTGAGAGTCAGACAGCTCTCAAAAACGTGGTATGGGAAGGCAATATTGGAAATACAACTACAGATGAAACTGCACCAAATTGTATAATATTAGAGAGTTTAATACCATCAAGTGTAGGCGGATTTATGATAAGAGAAATAGGATATTTAGATGATGAAAATAATTTAATTGCCATTTCTAAATACAAAGAGTGTTATAAACCTTCTATAGAACAAGGTGCAGTGGTAGACATGAAGGTTAAAACTGTGCTTATTGTATCTAATGTAAATAATATAGAACTTAAAATTGACCCAACAATAATCTTTGCAACACTCAAAGATATACAAGACTTAGAAACTAAAATAGGTACTGTTAATACTAAAATTGATACAACCAAAATAGAATTAACAAGCAACATAGAAACTGCTAAAACAGAGTTAAACACTAGAATTGACACAGAAAATGAGAAACAAAATATTAAAATTGACCAATTAATCGCAGGTGGTTCTAATGTGGCATCTACTCAAACAATAACAATTGACGATTGGGTTGAGGATGCAGAAAATGGATTCAAAGCAACTGTAACACATAGTTTGTTAACACAGAGAATAGTTGTAAATATTATAGATGCTACTACAAAAGAAAATGTAGTTACAAACTTTAAAATTATAGATGATAATACTATAGAAATTAGAAGTGAAACAAGGTCAGAATTAAACGTTTATGTGATAAATGGAAATGCAGAAACTCATTTTATAAATGCAACTGTAGATGATAACAGAGTGTCTGAAATGACTACTTATTCGTCTAAGAAAATAGAGGATAGATTGGTTAATATAGAAGAAAAATTAAGTGGTGGGTTATCTAACATTGCAACAAGTGTAAATGAATTGATAACTTATTGTTAAAGGAGAGTGAGAAAATGCAGACAGAATGGAACTTTGGGTACAATGGTTCGCCACA